TCGAGCGCCTCGTGGGCATCGCCGTGCAGGTAGTACCGCTCCATCGCCCCTCCGCAGTTGAGGACACTTCTTAGGACACTTCTACCGCCTCTACGATCCGCACCAGCACTGCATAAGGACACTTAGGACACTTCTTTTCAACCTTAGTACGCATATGTGAGAGACCTGAACACATATACAGTACACACATATAGGAGAGAATACCTCTCCGACAAGTGTCCTAAGTGTCCTAATGCCGATGGCGTCGACATCGTAGAGGTGGGTGAAGTGTCCTCGGAAGTGTCCTACCACGGGACCTCCTCGCGTCGGGCGCGCCCGCTGGACCCGCCGCCCTGGTACTCGGACCGCAGGCCGATCCCCTTCCACCGTCGACCGTGCGACCTCGACGGGTCCTGCGAGTAGCCGCGGTCCTGGAGGGCGCGAGAGAGCCAGCGCTGAGACCGAGGGCGCTCGCCCTGCGCCTCGCCCCACTCGCGGAACTCCGACCATAGGGCAGAGTTGGCGACGACATAGGTACTCCCCACGAGGCACCGCTCCGCGATGAACTCGGCGAGGATGTCCATGTCCTCTCGGTAGTCCTCCGTCGCTGCGACGACCGCCGCGGGCGGACGCAGCCCCCCGAGGCGCTGCCACTCGGCGCACCCGTCGAGCGCCCAGCGGAAGATCCCGTCCGCCTCGGCGAGGAGCTTGACCAGGAGGTCCGGGTCCTTCTCGTGATCCTCGATCTTCTCGACGAACGGCACGAGCCGGATGCGCCTCCAGATGCCATGATCGGTGCCACGGATGATCGGGCGGTGGTTCGTCGCGAGCAGCACCTTGAAGGTCGGCTGGAAGGTGAAGAACTCGCCACGCATGAATCGAGCCGTCAGCGCTGCGTCTCCCGTCATCTCCTTTACCAACCCCTCGTCGAGAGCCTCGCCCTGTTCGGGCTCCGAGGCGGTGACGAGGCGGGCGCCTCGAAGGGCTGCGATGTCGTTGGGAATGCCGCCCTTCCGATCGCGCACGAAGCTCTCGGCCCGCGCGTGGGTCGCGTAGTCGCCGAGGACGGCCCGTAGCGTGTCGAGGAAGGTGCTCTTCCCGTTGCTGCCGTTCCCGTAGAGGATGAAAAGCGCCTGTTCCCTCGTGCTGCCGGTGAGGCAGTAGCCGACGACGCGCTGGAGGAACGACACCATCTCCTCGTCGCCGCCCATGATGCGCCGCAGGAACGCGAGCCAGGTGGCGCAGCCTGCGGCCTCCTCTCCACCGGCGCCAGCGAGGCGGGTGTGCAGCGCATCCGGGTCGTGCCGCCATGTCTCTCCCGTCCGGAGGTCGACGATCCCCCCTGGCGTGTTGATCGCCCACTGGTCGGCGTCGAGGTCGTCGTGATGAACTGCGACCTGCGAGCGCGCGACGGTCGCCATCGCCTCGAGGCGGCTGCTCATCTCCGACGAGCTCGCCCACCGTTGCCACTGGCTCGCGAGCGACCGCAGCTCTCCGAGCTTCGCGGACTGCTCAGGGGTCGGCTTGCTGCCGCACTCGATCTGATAGGTCCGATAGATGAGCTGGTGCCGCTCTGCGTCCCGCGCGACATCCTCGGCGACGAGGCGCGTGAGCTGGTCGACCCTGCGCATGGAGTCCGATGACCAGCGACGACCATCCCATACGAGGTAGCCGTCGCCCTGCATGACGCCGCACCACCGCACGGTCGCGCCGAAGCGGTCCACCAGGCGCTCGGCGTTGCCTACATCGGTCGGCCTGTATCCGGTCGCGCCCTCGTCGCCCGACTCATCGACGGGGCGCTGCTTGGGGACGCGGGGATTGCGCGCTCCCGTGTCGAGTCCATCGCTCACCGTCCGCATCGCCTCACGCTGGCTCTTGCCAATCGCGAGAGCAGCAGAGACGAGCGCAGCCTCCGCCGATGAACGGTCGACGACTCCGCCTCCGACGAGCTCGCCGATGCCCGCGGCCTCGCGAAAGATCGTCTCGTGCCGGTTGCCCGCGGTCGTCGCTCGGATGCGCTCGCAGGCCTTCTCGACCGCTGCGGAGCCGTACCTGTCGAGGCTCGGCCCCTTCGCCGCCACCTCGACGACGGGGAGCGCTGGCGCCGCCACCACCTCGCGAGGCGATACCCAATCGAGCAGCCACTCCGGGGCCTCGTGGAGCTGCGTTCGCTCGCGATCCCACCGATAGATCGGCCCGTCAGGATGGACGCTCGGAGGCGCGACGACATAGCCGCCCTCTCCGCGCGCATCGATGCCCGTGGGGCGCCCGTCAACCTTGAGGTGCGCCCGATTCTTGACCTGCCGATCGGCAGGCCATCGGAACCACAAGTGGAAGCCGCCGCCGCTGGTGAGGCTCCGCCTCGTCGGAGGAAGCGCACCGTGCCGCTCTTCGAGCAGCGCGAGGGCGTCGAGGCCCGACATCCCGTTGTCTACGCCTTTCGGGAGGCGCGCATCGATGTCGAGAATCCAGACGCCCGACTCGGCGCCGGTTGCGACTCCGATGTTCGCCTCGGGGACCTCCTCCCACCAGGAGCGGACCTCCTCGAGGTCTTTCGTGGCTCCCGAGCATCCATTCGCGTTGACGGGGGTTTTCCCAGCCTTCTTCAGCGGGAACACCCGGAGGTCGAGGCGAGCAGCGTAGTAGAGGGCGGCGGCGGCGAGGGTCATGGCGACACCCCATAGCCCGCGAGGGTTGCGGCAGTCGCCGCATGACGGTACAGCATGGTTGCAGAGTCCCCTATGCACAGGGTTGATTCTGTCGCGGCGCCGGGGACAGCCCTCCTCGGCGCCGTTTCTCTTACTCCGTCCACCTCGCAAGGCGCGAGGTGAGACGAAGCATGGTCAGTCTACTATGCGTCCCCGACCGTAGCAACGGTCGCCGCCGCCTGCGCCTCCTCCATCGCGATGGCCTCGACGGCCTGTTCGACTGCCTGCTCGACGAGCGCTGCGATCACCTGAGAGGCGCTCGCGTGCGTCAATCCACCGAGCAGCTCAAGGCTCTCCCAGTGCTGCGGAGTCAACGAGATTGAGCGCCGTACCGCCGGCGTACCGAACAGCGGAGGGCGTCCCATGCGGCTCACGACCGCACCCCACCGAACAAGGAGCCCTGCCGAGGCTTGTCAATCTCGCCAAGGTTGGAGCATCCCGTCCGCCAGTAGGAATCCTTGAGTTCGACTCCGACATACCTCCTTCCATAGGTCAACGCGCCGACACCCTCGGAGCCGATACCACCGAATGGAGAGAGCACGACTTCTCCTGGGTTCGTCCACAGCTTGACGGCACGCTCAATCACATCGAGCTGAAGCGGGCACATGTGGCGCTCGTCGCCATCCTCGCGTGCGGAGCGTGCGTTCAGCGTGTTCGTCTGGTCAATCGTCATCCAGACCGGAGATGCCCACTCCTGCCAGAGCTCCACCGGTACCTCGGAAGGGTCGTGTTTGACTGCGACGCGATCGTCGTCATTGCGGCCATCCTTGTGGAAGATCAGAAGATAGTCAGGGTTCCCGACCGAGCAGCGTTCAGCGTTCTCGCGGATGTTCTTGTAGAGGAGTCGTTCCGCCTTCGTCCGCTGCATCTCGGTGACGGGATCCTTCCAGATCGTGATGCGTCCCGAATACCAGAGGCCGGCCTCCTCGTGAGCCCGGATGAGCAGGCCTGGAAAGTCACGCATTCCCTTGCGTCCAGTTTTCCAGAGGAACGAGGGAAGGTCAGCGCAGTGAACTACGACATTCCTACCGGGGCGCATCGCACGAGTGATCTGCTCTGCGAGGAACCGGTAGGAGTCGAGGAATTCATCATCTCCGGTGACATTCCCCATGTCGCGCTCGGAGTTGCTGTAGGTGAACAGGTCCGCGAACGGGGGGGAGAACACTGCCAGGTCAGCCCACCCAGCGGGCATCTGACGGAGAACCTCCACACAGTCGCCGTGGTAGAAGCTCGCGCGCTCCCCATGCCACTCATTGAGACATTGAATCGTATTCACTTGACCTCCAGATTGAGCCACGCCGGGAGCCTCCCGAGGTGAGTAGGGTTGTAGGAACGCAATGCCGCCTGCCGCCCGATGGCGCGGCGAGAAGCGCGGATCATCTGCTCTCGCATGTCGGCGTGACGGTCCGCCTTCCCGGTTACCGTCTGCCATAGTGCTTGCTCGCTGAATCCCATCAGCACATGGACCTCGACAGGTCGGGTCTGACCGAAACGCCAGCTGCGACGGACTGCTTGATAGAAGGCCTCGTAGCTATAGGACCCTCCTGCGAAGATCATACGGGCGCATCGCTGCCAGTTCATCCCGAACCCAGCGATCTTGGGCTTAGTCACAAGGACCGCACCAGGGCGACCCTCAGAGAAAGCGAGCAGACGATGGGCCTTCATGTCTGCCGTCATAGATCCAGACACCTCGACGCCTCGCGGGATCTCTGCCATGACGGCATCCGCCTCGTACTGAGTCTCGCACCAGATGAGCCACGGTTCGTCTGGCTCACGCGCTACGATCTCCGCAGCGCGGGCAGCACGAGCAGCGGTGCTCTTTCGCTTCGTTCCGTGGATGCCTGTTGCTGACACCGACCCGAGCGCGAGAAGCGCTCCATCAGCACGACCATCCGTAAGGTCCCCCATGATGACATGAGGATGAAGGTTCAGCGAAGGCAGCACATAGCCGCTATCGTCGTATGCCCCTAAGTCGGAAGGAAGGCGGGCCGACAGCGCCCACGATGCTACCCAGTCCCAGAACGGTCCTACGGCGTGGCCCTTGAGAATCCAGGTTCCCGTGTCGCTTGAATCATTCACGAAGAAGCGAGAGAGCATCTCGACACGAGAGCCCATTCCGAGCCATTCCGCATGGTTCCCGAGCTCCTCTACATCGTTCGGAGATGGGGTAGCCGTCGCTGCGAGACGGTAGGGAATGTTCCGTGCGAAGTCCGTAAGTTCCGCTCGCGTGCGGCCCATGAATGACTTCAGGATGCTCGACTCGTCGAGGACAACGCCAGCAAAGTCATCCGGTGCCCACTTCTCGAGGTTGTCGTAGTTGGTGACGAC